GCGGCAAATATCTCGCTGAATAGCATTAAAAAGGAGCACATACAATGGCATCATACAAAGGTATTGAATATCTAAGGGCAAAACTGGCTATCAAGCAGGGACGCATCCAGAACAGGTACACATACTACGAGATGAAGTACTTGGCAGCGGATCCTTCTCCTCTCATCCCGGCAGGCCTCAAAGAGGCATACAAGAGCGTCCTCGGTTGGTGTGCAAAGTCGGTCGATGCTCTGGCAGACCGTCTGATGTTTAATGGGTTCGAGCCCGAGACGGATTTCTTCGACATGAATGGGATATTTGATCAGAATAATAAGGATATCCTCTTCGATAATGCTATCCTCGGAGCTCTGATCTCAGCCTGTGATTTCATTTACATATCACAAGACGAGACAGGCTTCCCGAGATTACAGGTAATCGATGGATATAATGCGACAGGTATCATCGATCCGATCACAAATATGCTCAAGGAAGGGTATGCAGTTCTCGAGCGCGACGAATACGAAACTCCTCTGGTTGAGGCATACTTCATACCGGGCTCAATCTTTATATATACGACAGGATTCAGAAGCGTAACGATTGAGGAATATCCGAACAGTGCGCCGTATCCCCTCTTGGTGCCTATTATTTACAGGCCTGACGCGAAGAGGCCCTTCGGACATTCAAGGATAAGCCGCGCAAGCATGGATCTGATGGACAAGGCACGGAATACTATTACAAGGGCCGAGGTATCAGCAGAATTTTATGCATTCCCTCAGAAGTATGCAGTCGGTACCAGCCAAGACGCAGAGCCAATGGATACATGGAAGGCAACAATTTCCTCAATGCTCCAATTTACCAAGGATGATGACGGCGATCATCCTATTCTCGGGCAGTTCCAAGCTGCGAGCATGACTCCGCATCATGAACAACTCAAGATGTATGCATCAGCCTTTGCCGGAGAGACGGGCCTGACACTTAACGATCTCGGATTCGAGACGGATAATCCTTCCAGTGCAGACGCGATCAGGGCAGGACATGAAAATCTGCGGCTCCTCGCAAGGAAGGCACAGAGAACATTCGGCTCAGGTTTCCTCAATGTTGGATATCTGGCGGCATGTGTTCGAGATAATATGCCGTATAAACGCAAAGAAATATATCAGAGTGTACCGAGATGGCTGCCTTTATTTGAGCCGGATGCGGCAACACTCTCAGGAATCGGTGATGCCTTCATTAAATTACAGCAGGCATTCCCGGAATATGTCACAGAGACAAAGCTCAAGAATCTTACAGGAATATAAGAGGTAATATATGGCAGAAGATATTGCTCCCGCTCTTCTTGACAAGGTTCAGAAAGAGTTCAAGCGGAATCTTAAGGCAGCAGGCATCAACCAAAAAGAGATGATTAAGCGGGCCCGGGACGGAACGCTTAAATCTATCAATCAGTACAGCAGCAAGGTCGGAAAAGCTCTCTCGCAGTCGTTTTTCGATGTGCTGACTCCTGATGTGATGCCTGACGGTACATTTTACTACAATATAGCGGTCAAGACGATGGTTCCCCCCATCAAGGATGCTCATAAGATGGTATCTGATGTGGCTGACGAGATACAGGCAGTCAATAATGCGAAGATGGGACTCGGAATCAAACCCGTGAGGCCTCCGATACAGATGGATCGGGTCGATGGCCTCATCAATATGATTACGAACGGCTTTTTTGCAGATAATGTTGAGTATTTTAACGAACCGATTAAGAATCTCGTCAATCATTTCGGCGATCATCATGTTGAAAAGAATGCAGAATTCATGGAAAACAGCGGTGTCGGCATCGTAGTGATCCGAAGAGCCGAGGCAACAGCCTGTGATTGGTGCAAAGAACGCGAAGGAATGTATGACGGGTACCGGGAAGCTGAATACAACGAGGCATTTTCCCGGCATGAAGGCTGCCAATGCGAATTGGAGATCAGAGGCGGCGGCACATCAGGCAAAATGCGGGCAGCAGGCCACGCTTTTGTAAGAGCATAAAGGAGGTAATGGAGGATGGCTACCCGATACGGTAATCAGACTCCCACGCACTCCGTCGTGCTCCCTTATACGGATTCAAAAGGCCCGGATGCTCTTGCTCTATATTCCGAGACGGGGCGAGAGCCGCAACCTTGGCAGACATTGCTGACTGACAACATACTGGCAGTCAATGAAGACGGCCTATGGACGCATCCGAAGTTTGGTTATGAGGTACCTCGAAGGAATGGCAAAGGTGAAATCCTGACTATTCGAGAATTATACGGTATCTCAATCGGCGAGCACATATGTCACACAGCTCACAGGACGACGACATCAAGCTCTGCATCCAAAAGACTTGCGGCATTGTTAAAGGCCAAAGGGTATCAGGAAGTATTAAGACCTAAGCAGAATGAGGTCTATGTAAATTCTTATACCTACTCAAAACAATTCGGGTTAGAAAGGATCACGCTCCTCGACACGGGTGGTTCAGTAGATTTTCGAACAAGGACATCTGCGGGAGGGCTCGGCGAGGGGTTCGACCTTCTAATCATAGATGAAGCACAGGAATACACAGACGACCAACAGAGCACATTACAATATGTGGTATCGGATAGCCCTAATCCGCAGATAATTCTGTGTGGTACTCCCCCCACGGCGGTGTCCAAAGGTACGGTCTTCCCCAAACTTAGAGACTCGTGCCTTATGGGCAGTGCTGACGAGGTTGGTTGGGCTGAGTGGTCTGTCGATCAGATGTCAGATGTCAACGATATCGATTTGTGGTACCTGTGCAATCCCGCTCTGGGATATCAGCTCACCGAGCGCAAGATCAAGAACGAGGATAAGACCGACGAGATTGACTATAACATCCAGAGGCTTGGCTTATGGATTAAATACAATCAAAAATCGGTAATCTCAGAGGCTGAATGGCTCGCACTGGAAGTCACAAGCGTACCCGAGAGAGCAAGCAAGAAGTTCCTCGGTATCAAGTATGGCATTGATGGTGCCAATGCAGCCGTGGCGATTGCATTTAAGACTACGGACGGCAGGATCTTCGCCGAGTGTATTGACTGTCGCCCGGCTCGTATCGGTAATGATTGGATCATGGGGATCATCAGCCAGATGAAGGACTTGGGCGGCGTAGTCGTTGATGGCGCGAATGGTCAGAAGCTCCTCGAGGAAGCTATGAAGGACGCGAAGATTAAGGTTAAGCCGATTCTTCCCCGGGTGGGCGAAATCATAGTCGCGAATGCTCTTTTCGAGCAAGCTCTCGAGAATGCGACCTTATGTCACAAGGCTCAACCATCACTTGTGTACTCGGCTACGAATTGCGAGAAGCGCGCAATCGGTTCAAAGGGAGGATTCGGTTACAAGTCGCTCACTCCCGACACGGAGATTGCACTGCTCGACAGCGTCATTTTGGCGCACTGGGCCGCGAACGAGTATAAGGAAAAGAAAAAACAAAAAATCAATTATTAAAGCATCCTACCGGGTGCTTTTTTAATACAAAAAATACGCAAACACGGCGGAAACGTGGGAAAGGACAGAAAATGGCAGAGGAATTTAAAGCAATCGAAACACAGGAGCAGTTTGATGCAGCTATCAAAGGAAGGTTGGAACGTGAAAAAGGCAAATATGAAGCCCAGATCGCGGAGCTCACCAAGAAACTTGAAACGCAGACAGGCGATGCTCAGAAACAGATCAGCGAATTGACACAGGCACTGACAACAGCAAAGGAGGAAAAGGAGGGCTTCGATAAGACCTTAGCAGAACGTGATGCAAAGATCAAAGAATACGAGCTGCACTCGGCAAAAACGCAGATTGCTCACGAGCTCGGGTTATCTTTCGAGGCTGTCAACTTCTTACAGGGCTCTGATGTCGAGGAGATCCGTAAGAGTGCGGAATCGTTGAAGGAGTTAGTCGGTACCAAGACGGCACCGCTCGCTAACCCGGAGACAAATATCGGCAACCCGAAGGACGCGACAACAGATGCTGCACTCCGTCAGATGTCGCAAAACTTAGTAAAAAAATAAGGAGATGAAATTATGTCAGCATTAAGCATGGGATCACTCTTCCCTAAAGAGTTAGTTACAGAGATGTTCAGCAAGGTTAAGGGCCACAGCTCACTTGCTAAGATGGCTCCCTCGGAGCCTGTACCTTTTACAGGTAAGGACTATTTCACATTCCAGTTCGACAGCGATGTTTCGATCGTTGGCGAGAACGGAGCAAAGCCCGCAGGCGATGCATCAATCGATCCTGTTACGGTTAAGCCCCTCAAGGTCGTATATCAGAGCCGTGTATCTGATGAATTTATGACAGCAGCCGAGGATTACAGACTCAATGTCCTCAAGGAGTTCGCCGCTGCATTCGCAAAGAAGATGGGCGCAGCTCTTGACAAGATGGCAATCCACGGCATCAACCCGGCAACAGGGCTTCCGGCGACAGCTACGATCGGGAACAACTATTTTGATTATGTGTGCGCAGACACAGCTATCACATACAGCGGCTCGGCTCCTGACGACAATCTTGAGAGCGCAATCAAGGTTCTCGAGGATAACGAGTATGCTCCGAACGGCATCGCAATGGCTCCTATCATGAGGGGTGCGATGGGCGCGATGGTAAACAACGCAAACGGCGCAAAGTATCCCGGCTTCCAGTTCGGTGGAGTTTCTGATCTTAACGGTATCAAGGTTGACTCCAATATCACGGTCGGCTCGGCTTCAAAGTCTAATGACCGCGCTCTTGTTGGCGACTTCAATGCATTCCGTTGGGGATACGCAAAACAGATTCCTCTCGAGGTAATCGAGTATGGTAATCCTGATAATAGCGAGGCAGGCGACCTTAAGGGTCACAATCAGGTTCTGCTTCGTTCAGAGGCCTGGATCGGTTGGGGCATCCTTGATAAAAATGCATTCTGCCTTGTTTGCAAGGATGGTACTCCTATCATCACGACCTAATGAACGTATATCGGAATAAACTCACGGGAGCAATTATCGAGATTCCCTCAGAGTTCGGTAGTAATAAGGTGTGGGAGAAAATCTCTCCCGCGCCTGCTGCCGAAAAGGTAAAGGCAGAGCCTGACGAGGATATTAAGATCGCGGACGCTCCCAAGAGAAAGGCCACAGCGAGAAAGGCGGTCAAGAAATGAGCGATTTTGCAACAGTACAAGATGTGATTGATTTATGGCGGCCCCTGTCGCAGGAAGAACAGACCAAGGCCGGGAACCTCATCCCGCTCGTATGCGATGCTCTACGCGAGGAGGCCTCCAGAGTTGGTCAAAACCTCGACAATATGATCGCGGCAGATACCTCTCTTGCATCTGTTGCGAAGATGGTTACGGTTGACATTGTTGCGAGAGTCTTAAGACAGTCAACAGACGGTGATCCGATGACACAGGAGTCACAGTCGGGCCTCGGCTATTCATGGAGCGGCACTTATGCAGTACCGGGCGGCGGTATATCCAATGCTATCATGAAGAACGACCTTAAGAGGCTCGGAATCAAGCGGCAAAGATATGGGGTGATCGAGTTCTATGAGAATCAAGGGAATTGATGTAGTTTTACATGTCAGAACATATTCATCTGATGACGAGGCAGGTAATCCCGTGTATACCACGAAAGATAAGACTGTCAGTAATGTGCTTGTGGCACCTACCACAGCAGATGACCTGATTGACAGCTCGAGGCTCGAAGGTACCAAAGAAGTATACACTCTGGGCATTCCCAAGGGTGATACGAATGTGTGGCTTGAAAATACAGTCACATTCTTTGGGAAAGACTTTCACTGCTTCGCTGAGCAGGAAGGCATCGAGGCCAATATCCCGCTCTTATGGAATAAAAAGGTATTCGTGGAGAGATACAATGGCTGATAAAGTTCGAATTGAATTGAACAGTGACGGTGTTCGGGAGCTGCTTCGTTCTCCTGAGATCATGAGCGCATGCATGGAAGCTGCAAACGGTATCAGGGGAAATTATGGCGGCGAAACGGAGTTATCGTCTTATGTTGGTGAGAATCGATGTAATGTATCGGTGATAGCGAGCTACGACGAAGCGTCAGAGAACAACGGACTATTGAAGGCGGTGTACTAATGATTGAAATATCAATACTTAATTATCTCAAAACAGCATTAAGCCCCACGAAAGTGACCAACGAGATCAGGCAGGGAATGCCTGATTCTTTTGTGTTTATCGAAAAGACAGGCTCACGACAGAATGACCGACTTTTCAATGCCACATTCGCGGTTCAGAGCTATGGCAAGTCAACCCTCGAGGCAATGACACTTAATGAGGCCGTCAAGAAGGCCATGTTCGGTGCAGTTGCCCTCAGCGAGGTCACCGATGTGTCACTGAACAGCGATTACAACTACACAGACACAACAACGAAGAAACCGCGGTATCAGGCGGTCTTCGATATTACACATTATACGAAGGAGTAAAAGATTATGTCACAGACAGCGAATTTTACATCAGCCGCAAAGCCTACTCCTGCCGGATGTCTCTATCGCGCACCTAAGGGTACCACACTGCCTACGACAGCAGACAGTATTCTGGATCCCTCGACATGGACTTGCCTCGGTTACTTAGCCGAGGAAGGCGTTACCAACAGTGACAATAAGACATCTGAGGATAAAAAGGCATTCGGCGGTGATACGGTGCTGACCATTCAGACCGATCATTCCGACAAGTTCAAGTTTAAGTTTATCGAGGTTCTCAATAAGGATGTGCAGGTGACTGTATACGGTGAAAGAAACGTATCCGGCGATCTTGATACTGGCATGACCGTAAAGAGCAACAGCGATGAGCCTACTCCTTATGTATGGGTCTTCGACATGATTATGAACGATGACACCATGCACAGGAAGATTGTACCTGACGGCAAGATCACCGAGAGAGGCGATACAGTTTACTCTTCAAAGGATCTCGTTTCGTACGATTGCACCATTACGGGTATCCCTGATTCGGACGGCAATACCCACTATGATCTTTACAAGAAGAGGCCGGTAGTAACGACCTAAGACTATTAAAAAGGCGGAGGTAGAACATGATTGAAGGAAAAACAAGCAGTGGCTTCGAGTTCACTGTTGATGAACGCATATTAGAAGATTGGAGTCTGGTCGAAGCGATCAGCATGGCAGATTCTGACGACGAATCAGAACAGATCCGCGGACTTATGAATCTCGTCAAGATAGTACTCGGAGATCAGTTTGATGCGCTGAAAAAGCATATTGCGGATCGTAACGATGGGTATGTTCCGTCCCCGGAGGTATCTGCGACGATCGTGGAGATCATAAAGACTTCGCGTGCAATAAAAAACTCGCAATCCTCGGAGGGATAATCAGTCTCGACGAGGATGCGCTTATATGTGATCTGGCTGAAACCTATCATGTTCTAAGGTATCGAGAGCTGTCGCCCCAACTGGTGGCAGTTCTCGCTTCCGGCTTATCTGAGGACAGTCGGATTAAGAGGAAAATTACAGACCGTAAGCTCACTATGGAACAACTTATGCTTGCGGGTATAGTTGATAGATTATCGCTCCTGTTGTGGTCAAAAACAGAGGACGGCATAAAAGGCATAAATAAGCCTAAATTAGTGCTTGGAACACTCGAAGGACGGCAGCAGGAGTCTTTATATCAGCACTTCGACTCGATAGAGGAATTCGAGCGTAAGAGAGCTGAATTATTCGGGGTATAGCATATGGCAACAGAATTGGCAAAAGCATATGTCCAGATCGTTCCTTCTGCTGAGGGTATAAGTGGAAGCCTGTCCAATGTACTGGGCAGCGAAGCGTCCGAAGCAGGAAAATCGGCAGGCGGCAAGTTCAGCTCTGCGATGGGTGGCGCATTGAAGACCGGGGCCGCAGCCATAGCGGGTATCGGTACAGCCGCAATCGGTGCAGGTACAGCATTGACAGGCGCGGCAGCAGGCGTTGCATCATACGGCGATCATATTGACAAGATGTCCCAAAAGATGGGGCTTACAGCCGAGGCATATCAGGAGTGGGATGCAGTAATGCAGCATTCCGGCACAAGTATGGATACGATGAAGTCGTCCATGAAGACCTTGGCGAATGCAGCCGAAACCGGGAATGCAGCATTCAAAGAGCTCGGCATCACCGAGAAGGATCTCAAGAATATGAATCAGCAACAGATCTTCGAGGCGACGATCGCAGGCTTACAGAATGTCGAGGACGATACCCAGAGGACTTACCTTGCGGGTAAACTGCTCGGAAAAGGGGCGACGGAGCTCGGGGCCCTGCTCAATACATCAGCAGAAGATACTCAGGCTATGCGCGACCGGGTACATGAGCTGGGCGGTGTAATGTCAGATGAGGCAGTCAAAAACTCGGCAGCCTTTCAGGATTCATTGCAGGATTTACAGACATCTTTCGCAGGCGTAAAAAATTCAGTCATGAGCGAGATGCTCCCCTCCTTTACATCGGTGATGGATGGCCTATCAAGTCTCGTTATCGGAGAGGAAGGAGCCAAGGAAAAGATCACCGAAGGCATACAGGGTATTGTAGGGAATATTACAGAAGCAATGCCTCAACTCCTTGACGGTTTTTCTACGCTTGCAGAAGCACTTATGGAAGTGGCTCCCGAGCTTATCAGCTCGCTTGCTCAGGGTATCCTTGATGCAATCCCAGAGCTTCTCCCCTCTCTCATCCAGTTGGTGGGCGAGATAGGCACAAACCTCATCGAATTGCTTCCGCAGCTCGTCGAGGTTGGCCTTGAGGTTATTTTACAGCTTGCGCTTGGTATTGCGGACGCATTGCCTGAGCTTATTCCGACGATTGTTGACACAATGCTCACGATCGTGGATACACTCATCGAGAATATAGATAAATTGGTCGAAGCATCAATCGCGATCATCACAGGACTTGCCGAGGGCCTCGTAAATGCCCTACCTCAACTTATCGAACGGCTCCCTGAGATCATAATTGCTATTGTGGAGGGCCTTATAAACAATCTGCCGAAGCTCCTCGAGGCATCGGTACAGATCATAATCTCACTTGCAACAGGACTTATTGAGAGTCTGCCAGAGCTCATCGCCCACCTGCCCGAGATCATAGCAGCCATTGTGGAAGGTCTTATCGCCTGTGTAGGTGACATGATGGAAGCAGGCAAGGAGCTCGTCAACGGACTCTGGGAAGGTATCAAGAAAAACTGGGATAATCTTGCAAGTTCCGTCACTGAGCTTGGCAGTAAGCTCGTCGATAAGGTCAAGGGATTCTTCAAGATTGGATCCCCTTCCAAGCTCTTTGCGGACGAGATCGGTCAGTGGATCCCGGAAGGCGTGGCAGTTGGTATCGAAGCCAATGCGGACAGCGTCAATGAGGCTGTGGATGACATGGTAAAGGGCGCGATGGTGGATCCTAACTATCAGATGATGCAGGATACGGCAGATGCCATGACTCCGAGCTTACAGAGCGGCATTGTTGCCGTGGGCGGTGATAATGGCGAAGTATCGCTCCTGACAGAGTACCTGCCATTGATTTTGCAGGCAATAAAGGATAGCGGCTTCGAGCTCTCACCCGATGCGCACGGCTTATTCAACCTGATACGGGATGAAAATAATAAATTCCGCAAGGCTAACGGTGTGGGCGCACTGGGATAAGGAGTACAGGATATGGCAGCAGATACAGCTATTTTCAAATTAAACACGACTGATTATTCCTCACATGTAGTCGCCGAGGGATATCAGGTCTTCCTTAAAGACATATATCAGGAATGGACAGACGGCGGGCAGAAAAAGCACCGGGATGTGGTCGCGAGAAAATTGCAGGGCAAGTTCCAGATGTTCTTCAAAACCGAGACAGACATGCAGACCTTCCTGACGGCCCTTGCATCGGTGAAAACAAGCGAGAACAGCTACCCGGTGCAGCTTAAAGCAAATAATGACTCGGTGGCATCCTTGCAGACGCTCAGGAATGTATTCCTTGATTTTGAGCCCGTAAGAAAACGTGATTCTGCATGGAATGATGTCTTTGAGGTATTTGAGGTCACAGTAGAGGAGCCTTAAACATGGCATTACCATTTAGTGATACAGACAAAGCGAAATACATGACAGGTCAGTACTATAAGGAGATTAAGCTGTATTTTCCGCAGCTTAGTCTCACAGTACTGAATAATGAGATATACGGCGAATCCTTATCACTCGAGGAGGCTATTTTTGACGGTAATAATGAGCTTTCTATCGTGGGCTGTATATCAAATAGATTATCCATTGAGATAAGGAATCAAGGCTTACAGCTCAAAAATAAGACTGTACAGGTATCAATCCGCATCGATGGCGGTTCATGGAATCAGATATTCACGGGATATGTTGATTCGGTTGAGACTGTAAGGGACAGATCATATCAGAAGATACAGTGTTATGATGCGCTGTATAAATACCAAGACAAGAATTTCTTTAATACATATGCTGGGCTTAATTTCCCGGTCACGATAAAGACCTTGAGGGATTCACTGTTCAATTTTATCGGCATCACACAGGAAACAATCACACTTGTAAACGATACCGTCAGCATCGACCAGACTATTGAGGACGGCGAGCTTGCTGTCATCGATGTGATCCGTGCTGTATGCCAGATGAATGGTGTATTTGGAAAGATGGGAGCAGACGGCAAGTTCCATTATATGGACATCAAGGCGCCGAGTGAGTTCCTGCCCTATCCTTCCGATGAATTATTCCCGGGAGCGGATCTGTATCCGTCAGACTCCACGCAGGAGACGGTATACATCGATAAGTACAGAAGCATAACCTATGAGGATTATGAGGTCGCCCAGATCACCGGCGTGACGGTGAGGGATGGGACAGGCGACGAGAATTACGGCGAGGCAGGATCCTCGGGGAATGTGTTGCTTATAGAGGGCAATATGTTCTGCAACGGTCTCGATCAGGATGTGAAGGAAGCCATTGCGACTGCTATCCTCTCCAAGGTCGATGTGTGCGTATACACTCCCTTTGAAGCGGAGACAGTCGGCTTGCCATACCTTGAGTGCGGCGATGCTATCGCTTTTTATGTTTATGACTACTCGAGCGGCACGCCTGTGACTCATATCATGGGCTACACCATCATGAGCAGGTATTTGAAGGGCATCCAGTGGATGACTGACAGATACACTGCCAGAGGTGCGGAGTATCAGCCGGAAGTGATCCCTATCGATCGCTCAGGAGCGAATAATAAGCAGATAGACCAGATCAAGAGCGAAGTATCGAGCCTTGAGAGTACGGTCTCACAACAGGCAGAAGATATCGCAGGAAAACAGGATTTTATAGATCTTGATTTACTGGTGCCGACATGGGATGCCCCAGAGGGACATATCACACTGAATTCGGAGTCATCTCCGGGCGGCACATATTATAGATGGTATCGACATGAGGGTAATGGTTGGCAACGCATGAATTTTGCACAGTTCGGTACAAACGACCTGACTCCCGGTGTGACTGACTTAGCGACAGGCGATATATTCCTTGTATATGAGTAATAGATATTATGGCAATAAAAGGACTTATAGGTATAAATAATAAGGCCCGACTCATTAAAGATATCGAGGTCGGTGTGAATGATAAGGCCCGACGTGTCATCAGAGGTTATATCGGCGATGAGAACGGCAAGGCTCGGAGATGGTACAGAGCATGGGTGACTGAGCCTGATCTTCCCTTCGATTTCTTCAAGGGAGCTGCAGCGGTATACAAGAATAGGCTGCATATCTTAGGCGGCGAGAGGGAGCCCCGGAAGCATTACTCATGGAATGGGACATCATGGTGCGAGGAATCGACACTGCCGTATGATTTTGTATTCGGTTCTGCCCTCGTTTTTGAGGGTGAGCTTCACATATTCGGCAGTACAGGTGCCATGAATGCACATTACTCATGGGATGGTGAGCAATGGACGCAGAGGGCAAACACCCCTCACTACTTCTACAATAACAACAATGCGGTGCTCTTCCAGAAGAAGGCGAGGCTTTGCAGTAGTGGATATGGCTCATACAGTCAGTGGGGATTTATCGATACCCTCGACAATAATGCATGGACAAGCCTGTGGATGGGTCAAAACTCTGCCTTCCCGATCGCGGTCAAGTATGAACGGAAGATACACATGCTCCCTGCATCAGGAGATCACAGCAGGCACATCACATGGGACGGCTCATCATTCGGCACTGATCTGGCGGCCCCATATGACGCGTGGTTCAGTTATGGAGTGCCCTACAATGGCAAGCTGCACCTGATCGGTGGTACAGCACGACCGAGATGGCATTATACCTTCGATGGTGAAAAATGGGAGCGTGTTGCAACATATCCCAAGAATATTTATTACTGCCCTGCTGTGGTATATCAGGACAAGATACACATGCTCGGTGGTATAAATGCGGACGATTACCGCAGGCACTACTCATGGGAAGAGGATGTCCCGGATATATACGCCACAGAATATGCCAAGGCGAATGTCTCGGTGCCTTCCGGCACTCAGATCATCACAATAAATAATGGATCAAGAACACCTGTCACAAAAGGCAAGGGTGATGCAGTATGTTTCGCCGTAAGGAATGCAGAAGGCAACTCTTGGGGTGGTAATTGGTTGGGTACTGTCGCTATCGGTCTATCGGAAGAAGCGGCAAAGCTATACTCTCCATATACAGGTGCAGGTATAGGCACTTATACCATTGACGGCATTACATATTATGTCGGATATCAGAGTACAAATGCAAGTTGGGGAGGCGGTACTGAGATTTCAAGCCCGATCGATGTGCCAATATTCCAAGACTGGTTCATGCATGAGGTAAACGGTGCATTCACGCAGGCCAAGATCGAGGAGATCATAGATGTACTCGGAATAAGGGTTAAAGGTGTAGAGATAGATTAAGGAGGTAAATCATGGCATACACAAAGCAGACATGGACAAATCTGCCGAGCAAGACCACGCCCATAAATGCCAATCGCTTGAATCATATGGAGCAGGGTATTTATGATGCCAATCAGCTTGCCACTCAGTCGGCAGCAGGCCAGATGAGCAAGACAGATAAAAAGAAGCTCGACGAGATCGAATCAGGTGCTGAGGCCAATGTCCAGAGCGACTGGAATCAGACCAACAACTCCAAGGATGATTTTATCAAGAATAAGCCCGGCAATGCCACAGATGAATCTGACGGCTTCATGAGTAAAGAAGACAAGGACAAAATGGATGATCTTGCAGTGCCTGTGGTCTCAGGCACTCAGATAGAATTTTAAATGAAAGGAGTATACCCACATGATTACAGTCACAAACATAACCAAACAGCCCGGCGACGGCATCAATGAGTATCAGATACATGCTTTTTCTGATACCAAGGAAGAGGTTGTGCCCGGTGCGGAGTTTATCGGCATGCCGACTGACGGCGAGATGCAACACGGATCTTCGATCGTAACAGCAGATGGAGAAATCGGTTATTTAAAGTCAGACGGTACATGGAATTGGACGCAGCTCGGACTCTTCCCGGTCGTGCAGGGCACTCAGTTGATTATTTAATTTAAGGAGGAAGGAATAATGCCAAACCCTATCTTAGAAACTTATAAACACAAGAAGACAGGCATCGTATATGATTTTGCCGATAAAGAGGCAAGAGCAGGCAAGAGCAATCAGACCACTCTCGCACCGACTGAGACCACGACGACAGCTTCCAGAGCGTATGCAGTCGGCGAGTATTTCTATCTTGAGAATACTCTCATGCGCTGTACTCAGGCCATAGCTCAGGGTGGTACCATTACTGTCAATGCAAACTGTGTGACTGCCATTGCGATGGATGAGGTCGAGGCCCTTTATGCGCATATAGGCTACAAGGGAGCCTCTGTATCTGCTGTCGATGCAAACGCAGCTCCTGTACTCAAGAGAGATATCACGAATGCCTTCTACAATGGCACCTTAAGGAGTGAGATCGCTGCCGGTAATTTCAAAAATGTGAGGCCCGGCGATTACATCATCGGTGCTTCCACAGGTACCACTTATTATGTGGCCTGCTGTGACTGGATGTTCAACAAGGGAGATCAAACAAGCGCGGCATATCAGGCGCAGGCATACGGTACCCATCATCTTGGCCTGATGATCTATAAGGCTCAGCCTACCACTCGTATGTGGGCGGGCTATGGTAACGCAGATCAGTCGTGGACTGTAAGTGCAAACGATAAAGGCCGCTGTCCTTGGAATGCTGCCACAACAGCAGATCCGACAAGCTCAACAGCAAAAGGTGAGAATAATACCAACATATCAAGGACATACAACGGCTCGAGTGTTTCCGGGTACATGGGATCCTTCATCAGGGAGCGTATCGATGCGATCCTGCTGCCTGAGTGCTTCCAAGCAGATTTCGGCTCAGCGAATGTGCTCAAGTTCCGCAATATCAATGGTAATGCGGTCGTTACCGACAAGCCTTCTGGTGGTCAGGGTAACTGGAATGGATGCACAAGCGGGTGGGGATGGTACGACAGGTACTGTGATCTCCCGTCAGAGGTCGAGGTTTACGGCTCGAGGGTATTCGGTTCGGCAATGGATATCGGCGTCCAGTGTGAGCAGCTTCCTATGTTCAAAAATGGGAACATTAACGAGTTCTTCCCGAGGTTCGACTTCTGGACCAAGGCTGTCGCCAGTTCGTCGAGTGCTGCTTATCGTGGCGACGGCGGCTTTGCCAACGACAACGTTGCGTCGCGTGCGCGTTGGGCGTGCCCGCTTGCTTGTATAAAGTAGGAATCCGGCACCCTTTTATGGGTGCCGTTAGGAAGGACGCACGCAAAAATGAGCAACATACCTGCAAGCGAAAGAAGACCAACGAAAATCGATTTCTTCGACCGGGCAATCGATTTGAGGACAAAGATCGTCCAATATATAGATTGTGATTTCGGCCCTACCCGACGCACGCTTAAGGATGGGGCTGAGAACACGACCTATTGGATACTCGCTCACATCCGCGAGGATATATACAAAGCTCTGCAAGACCTGATCTATTGTCTGACTCAGGCCAATACGATATGGATCACGAATATGTATGAATACAACGAGCGCAGGCGGTACATGACCAAGGCGATCGGTGACTGTGAGTACATACTTCAAGAGATACAGTTCGCGATCAGGTGCTATGGTGTCAAGCCGGAGAAGTACATCAAGCTGACTCCTGACATCGATGCACTGGTGCAATCCATCAAGAATTGGAGAAAAGCAGACAACGCAGTCAGAAACAGGCTGCAACAGCAAAAAGAGAATAAATGAGGGTCATTTCTACATGTCGCCAGTTCGTCGAATGCTGCTAATCGTAACAACAACGGCAATGCCAACAACAACAATGCGTCGAATGCGAATTGGGCGTGCCCGATTACTTAGATGATAGAGTCAAAAGCCATGTGCTGATGACTGGCATTTATTATTTAAGCAAGGAGAAGTGATCCTATCCGAAAGGAGAATTATCGGCACGGACACTGCCTGTTACGACAGCCGTAGTTATCAGCCGCGCTGAATTTAAAAATATGAGTCTTTTAGATACCTGTTTCAGTATTGAGAATCTGCATAATTCCTTCATGGAGATACGCAAGAACATCCATTTCAAATATAATGTGCAGAATTACAGGCTTAATGAGCTTAAAGAGATAACAGCCTTCCGGGAAGCATACGAGAAGGGGACATTCAAGTTCTCGGTAAGTAAACCATTTTACTTACGGGAGCGCGGACGAGAGCGATATATACAGCCCATAACATTCAGAGATCGCGTGATAATCCATGCCTTCTGCCAATACGTCCTGCTGCCGAAGCTGACACCATATCTGATATATGATAACTGCGCGAGCATCAAGGGCAAGGGCATCGATAAGTCGCTCGACAGGTTCCGGGTACACTTGCAGAGGTATTACTTCTCTCATGGATCCAATGAGGGATACATATTACAGATTGACTGCCGGAAGTATTTCGACAACCTGCGGCACGATATCATCATTGAGAAGCTCCGGGGGAAGCTCACCGACGAGGAGATCGACTTCCTTAAGATGATCCTCAAGGAGAACGAGGTCGATGTGTCTTACATGACCGATGAGGAGTATGCCACCTGCATGGATGATGTATTCAATGCCATCGAGTACAATGCCCAGAAACATGAAAAGACAGGTGAAAAGATTATGCGCAAGTCTGTGGGGATCGGCAGCGAAACCTCGCAGATCATCGGACTGTACTATCTGTCCGAGATTGATAATTATATCAAGATCGTCAAGGGCTTCAAATATTATGCCCGGTACATGGATGACTCATATGTCATTCACAACAGCAAGGAGGAGCTCCGGGAGCTTCTGGAAGAGCTCAAGGTTAGATACTCAGAGCTTGGTTTGCAGATAAATGAAAAGAAGACGCAGATCCGCAGGATCAGCAAGCCTGTAACCTTCTTAAAAACGATTCACATACTCACGAACACAGGCAAGATAATCCGCAGGAAATGCAAGGATACATTCAAAAGGGAGCGCATCAAGCTAAAAAAGTTCGCTCTTAAGCTGCTTAACCGGGAGATGACTTACAAGATGGTCGAGCTGCAATATATGAGTTGGCGCGGTACCATATGTCGGAATAGGGGCAGGATGTATAAAAATCATAAACAGATAGCAAGGATGGATAAGCTCTTCAATGAGCTTTTTATTTTGCCATTTATAAGGAGCAGTTATTATGCAGGACGCTAAAGTGATAAGTCAACAGGAAGCAAGGGAGATTCTGGCTGATTATTTCGGAGTACCGAAAGAGTCTGTCATTAACTCAAAGTACAGCTTCATAATCATAGGCTGTACCGATAAAATCAAACATTCAAAGGAGGAAGAAAAGAAATGATGAAGTATTACCTGATCGAGATTACAACAAAGGCAAGCAAGGTGGAGAAGGCAATCTATGAGTTTGCATCGAGGGATGAGGCCGTTGCCAATTTCCACACCAAGATGGGTGGAGCAATGAAAAATACCGACTATCTTGCAGAAATGTTGGAGGTCATTGATGAGCGTGGCGGCGTAGTTATTTATGACTACTATGCAAGACAGGTCGAAGAGCCTGAGCCGAATTCTGGCGAATAATAGGTACTGAAAATAAACCCGCCACACCTCTCAAGGAAGTGTCCCACGGCGGGTATTTTTTGAAAGAAGGAGGGGAAGTATGCAACCAGAAGTGGTAGTCGGATTGCTCAGCCTGTGCGGCACCCTGATCGGCACCTTGGGCGGTATCATGGCAGCCAATAAGTTGGTCATATATCGAATCGGAGAGCTCGAAAAAAAGGTCGAGAAGCACAACAATGTCATCGAGCGTGTATACAGGCTTGAGGATAACGATGCTCTCATAGAGGAGAAGATTAAGGTCGCAAATCACAGAATTGAGGACTTAGAAAAGGCGAGATCATGATTAAGGCAATAATCGGCGGGCTTATATGGGCTGCCGCCTGTTACATACTCATTAAATTCATAGGAATAAATGGAGGTGATTACGAATGAAGTTTTCAAACAAAACCTATGACATTTTGAAGTACATCGCACAGATCGTACTCCCGGCACTTGGTACCTTGTACTTTGCTCTGGCTTCGATATGGGGTCTGCCTTACGGTGAGCAGATAGTCGGAACGATCACGGCGATCGACGCGTTTCTCGGTGCCCTCTTGGGCATCTCAACAGCAATGTATAACAAGGAGGATAATAAGAAATGAAAAAGAGAATCAGACGAGTTTTGGCAATGGTATTGGTACTGACGATCATGTCGGCTGTCCCGGCATTCGCTCAGGAGGTTACGGATCCCAAGAAGGTATACAAAGAGGATGCCTTCAATGCCGACGAGGGTATCCTGATCGAAGACTTCCACAATATGGAAGTGTGGAGATGTGAAAACTATGTGAAATACCTCGATGGTGTGATCTTCAATCTTGAAGAGACTGTACGCATCAAGAAGGAGATCGTGACGAATTACAAGTATCTCTCCCAGTACAACAGCTATTACGCATCATACATTCCCGGTGCGGAAAAGGATCTCGCAGAAGCTGAGGCTTGGGTCGCTGCATATAAAGAATACAGGAAGGCGGTACAGGCTGATCTGCGCATAAGATATAAATACTAAAAGGCGGTGATCGGATGGCATACACGGCACAATCATTTCTGAATACACTCAAGCCCTATGCGATGAGAGATATGGATCAGACTACGATCCTCGCCTCTCTCACTGCGGCTCAGGCGTTTATAGAGAGCAACAAGGGCAACTCGGGGCTCACACAATCCTGTAATAATCTCTTCGGAATCAAGGGAAAATATAACGGGCAGGGTGAGCTCTTCTGGACAACAGAATATATAAACGGCATCAAGAAGCGTGTGCAGACGTACTTCCGCAAGTATCCCTCATGGCAGGAAAGCGTGAACGATCACAGCGGCCTGTTTAATCGTCTTGCTCGGTATAAGAATCTCCGGGGCGAGACTGATTACATCAAGGCCTGCAACAATGTGAAGGCTGACGGCTATGCCACAAGCCCCACATATGCGACGACGCTGATCGAAACTATCAACAAGTACAAGCTCTATGAGTGGGATCGTGAAGTACTCAACAAGGTTATTGAGATTAAGCCCGCGCTTGAGCCTGCCGCATACTATCCTACACTCAAACAGGGCAGCTGGGGCGAATATGTCCTTTATTGGCAGGTATATTTAAATGCGAACGGTTTTATCTGCGGACTCGAGGACGGTATTTTCGGGAAAAATACCAAGCTCGCGGTTATGGACTTTCAGTCATGCAATGGGCTTAAGGCCGATGGTATTATCGGGCCCAAGACGTGGAATGCGGTACATGAGCTCACGAAGAAACAGACGAGCCAGTTGATTATGATTGCATAAATCCTTTATGGATTTTCTGCATTGTATTTTTCTCCTTACGGGTCCATCTGCCACCATACAGGTGGGCCCGCTTATTGCGCCTGCATACAGGTGCATAAGTATCATATAAGTAACAAAAAGCCTTGCAAGCCCTTAAAACACGCAAGGTCGGATTCTGCTTAGCAGCATGATTTTTTATCCCCGAAACAGGCTGAAATATGCTTAGTTTCGGGGATTTTTTGTGTTTTATCGTACATTCGGTCGATGTGCATAAACCGCATAAAATCGGGGCATCATTTTTGCATAAGTAACACATAAGTAACACAGACTAAATTGAGTAGTCGAGCATCTCCAAGGATTCCCGGAGCTCCTCAATGCCAAGATGTGTATACACTCTCTCGGTGATCGTCGAGGGTCTGTGTCCGAGCAGGAGCTGCAAGATCAGGGGATCACATTTCGCCTTGTGCATATAGGTCGTGAAGGTATGCCGGCAATCATGAGCTGTATGTCCGCATTGGAGCTTGAAGGCTTTATTCAAGCCGTCATGGGTGTATCCGTACAGATTGCACCCGAAATCCTTGTAATCCTCCCAGATCGGGATCACATGCGAGTGTATCGGTATCTTACGGAGCGAGGGCCTGTTCTTGGCCTTCTGGATATCAATGCAGGCATTATCGATATCTATCCACTCGGGCTTGATCTCGAGGAGCTCCTTCGTTCTCATACCTGAATAAAGCAGCATCATCAGGATTTTGCTCCACCATGAGTCAATGTCCGAGATTGCGGATATCTGCTCAAGTGTCAGTATTTCATACTTCTTTTGAGTCGGAACCGTGTTTGATGTGAGGTATTTGCTCGGATTTTTGTCGATGATCTCATTCCTCAACGCATAGTCGTATATCTTGTGCAGGAGCGTCTTGATTTCGCCCTGCTGAGTGGTTGTGCATGAGTCGATACATCTTTGCATCTGAGCGGCCTTGATCTCCCTGATCGGAGTATCCTTGATGGGCTCAAGATACTTATAGGCAGCCTTATAATTTCCCCTTCTGCCTTCCGTGAAGGACGGCTCCGTCAATTCGTATATCTGGTCAAGAGTCACGGATCTGATGTTCAGATCATACGGGTCGTCGTTATAATCTGCAAGGGCCTTAATGGCCTCCTGCCTCGTGGCATAATATCCCAAGGGTTTTTGCACCTGTGTATACTTTTTTGTCTCCTCGTCAAAACTGATCTCGCTCGTGATCCTGACGATCCAAGGTTTACGACGAGCTCCTGAGAGCTTGCTGATGGAGCCGTATCCATTGCTATTGCGCATCTTCGCCCTCCTTCTGAATTATTTCCATGTATCCGGCTGTGATTATGCCCGCAGGAAGGGCCACAACAGCAATGCCAAAAAGACTGGATACCATGGTAATGATCCTTCCGGCAGTCGTTACCGGGTAGATATCTCCATAACCCACAGTCGTAAGCGATACGGTTGCCCAGTAAATCGCGTCAAAGAAAGTATCAAAGGAATCTGCCTCGACATTAAATATCACGAGTGCGGATACGAAAATGTAGGCCACAGCGAGCCCACAAACAGCAAGAAGGGCATCCTTGGATGTTTTGATGACTTCCATAAGAATTGCCACATTCTTGGAGTATCTGAATGCCTTGAGCACTCGAAAGACGCGGAATGTCCGAAACACTCTGAACAGCCTTAAGAGCTTGAATCCACTATTGAGCACGGTCAGAGTGGGAAGAATAGATACGAGGTCAATGATGGCCCAGACAGTGAACGGGTACCGAAGGAACGGCAGCCTCTTCCCTTCGAGCTTGAAATCAGCCGTCAGAAACCGCAGCAAATAATCGACAATAAATAATATTGTCGTGATAATGTCGGATATCCGAAACGCTCCCGGGGCCTGCTTATAGGCCAGAGGAATGATACTTATGATTATTGATACAAGCATCACCAGATCATAGGCGAGGCTTACCCGGTCATTATCCTGCGAAACCTCGATTATCTCATATATCCGTTTCCTTGTCTTATGCATATAATGCGCCCTCGTTTTTTTCCTCTTCCAATTTAAGCAGAATCAGCACGCTCCTGCGGATCCCGTCATCGGCCTGTCTGTATGCGATGATAATATCTCTCTCAAGTGAGCTCAGATCGAGCGAATGTGGTGACGGTTCTCCTCTCATGAATTCAGAATACCCACAATGAAAGATGTCGCACATGGCATTTATCATTTTCATGTCCGGCTCGGTTCTTCCCTTCTCCCATGATGAGATCGTCTTATTCGACACATTGAGCAGCTTCCCAAGGTCGGCCTGATTCAGCTTGTTTTCTTGTCTTAGTTTCCTGATATTCTCCCCATAACTCATATATTTATCACCCCTTTCATATTGAAAATAATAAATCATAAATAGATAAATGTCTACATTATGTAGAAAATAATATTGACAGTCTACAAAATATAGATTAAAATACAACCAATCCACAAAATGTAGATTTTTAGGAAGGAGGTCTATAAAATGTTGACTCTTAAACAGTGGCGCAGAGCTCGGGATATTACACAGGCGAGTATGGCAGATATGCTCGGGATCCATGTCGCCACATATCAGAATTGGGAAAAGGAGCCTGAGAAGATAAGCGTCTCTATGGCTGACAAAATTGTCAGCATTCTGGGCATCGAGCCAAACGAGATTATCTTCAAGAGTGATCCGGCAGAAGCAGAGGTGACAGCATGAGCACATGGAAAGAACACATCGAGAGATTAAAAAGAGACTGGATAGGTAAGAAGGTCATGTACGGCGACAGGGTTCACACCATAGTTGATGTGGACATCAACGGGATCCTTCACATCGACCTTCCATCAGAACACAATATGACGACAGCAGTTTTCGATGAAATCGATGTCAAGGAGGCACTTATATGAGACGCATGACAATCAAGGAGGCTGCCGAGAAGCTCGATCTACCAGAGCAGTCAGTTCGGAGCTGGGCCCAGACAGGTAGGTGTCCGTTCGTCGAAATCGTGGCAGAGCCCAAGAGTAAACACGGGCGGCGAACATACTATGTAAATTCCGCAAGACTGGAATTATACATCAACGGCAAATTATGACCGGGAAAGGGGTTTATATGACAGAGGGGATGAAGTTGTTTATATGGATGGTGTTTGTTGTTTGGGATTTGTGGATAATCCTCGATTATGAGTGGCATAAGAAGGAGGTGCGGTATGACAAGATCAGAAAGAGCCGAGCGAAGATCCGAAAGGCTTCACGCAATAGGGGACGCGGTTCTGAGCTTACTCTTTTATGGAACGATATGGATCGTTTTCATGGTAATAATCGGTAGAATGCTGATGATTTTCTGAGGTGCGGATATGGCAGTTCGAATGATACAGCTTGCCAGTCGTGAGGACTGGCTCAATAAGCGCAAGAGTTATGTCGGAGGGTCAGAAGCCTCTGCACTTGTAGGGTGTAATCCGTACATGACCAACATCGATCTATACAGGATCAAGACCGGGCAGCAGGCCCGGGAGAATACCGACAACAAGGATTATGTCATATACGGACATAATGCGGAGCCACATCTGCGGGAGCTCTTCGCTCTCGATTATCCCGAGTACAAGGTCGGGTATGTGGATAACAACATGTGGCTCAATGACAGGTATCCATTCGCACACGCTTCCCTTGATGGGTGGCTCACCGATCGGTATGGTCGCAAAGGGATCCTCGAGATCAAGACGACCAACATCCTACAATCGATGCTGAAGGAAAAATGGGATCACAGGATCCCTGACAACTACTATTGTCAGGTGCTCTGGTACCTCGGAGTAACAGAGCTCAACTTTGCGATCCTAAAGGCGCAGCTTAAGTACGACTATGACGGCGATGTATTCCTGACGACAAAGCACTACTACATCGATAGGGCTGATGTGGAAGAGGATATCACATATCTGATGCAACGAGGCGAGACATTCGCGGGCTATATAGAAGCCAAAAAGGAACCGCCTCTTGTTATAAATTTATAAATCTCAGGGGAAAGGAGAAATCACATGGAATTAAAAGTCAACGAGTATCAGCTCCCGGAAGTGATCGGCTTCAACTATGAAGAGATCAAAAACGAGCTCGCAGAGCGGATACACATCTATGAGACAGTCGTATATGACGACTCTCAGATCAAGCAGGCCAAGGCCGACAGAGCCGACCTTAACAGGTTCAAAAAGGCTCTGAACGACGAGCGCATCAGGAGGGAAAAGGAATATCTCAAACCCTTCACAGATTTCAAAGACAAAATCAATGAGCTTATCAAGATTGTCGATAAGCCCTGCGAAGTCATCGACAAGCAGATCAAAGCATACGAGGAGCAGGAAAAGGTCAGGAAGAGGGAAAAGATCATCGACTTCTGGGAGAACGAGCTCCGAGAAGACATTACCACTCTCCCGCCCGAGTGGCTTAAGCTCGAGGCGATATTTGAGGATAGATGGCTCAATGCGTCGGTGTCGATCGCGACAGCCAAGAACGATATCAAGGCGAGGATTGAAGGTATCAAAACTGACCTATCCACGCTTGAGAGCTTGCCGAATTTCGGCTTCGAGGCGACCGAAGTATATAAATCTACTCTCGACATAAATAAGGCTATAAATGAAGGCCGTAGGCTCGAGGAAATACAGCGCAGGAAGGAAGAGGCTGCAAGGCTTAGAGCCGAAGCAGAAGCAAGAGCAAAAGCAGAAGCTGAGGCTCGGGCTCGGGCTCGGGCTCAGGAAGAGGCCGATTATTCAGAAGCAGAAGCTGAAATGCCCACAGAATCAGCGGTTGAAGCTGTCGAAGAGGATCCTATTTCATACGAAGAATCTGAACAGCCTGCTGCCACTTGGGTCAATTTTTCGGCTCTGCTCACGACCGATCAGGCCCTCATGCTCAGGGATTTTCTGGAAGAGAACGAGATCGAGTTCAGAGCAATATAGGAGGCGCATATGTTTATTAACCTATGCAGATTAACAGATGATTATATAGGCGGCAGGATCAAGCTCGACAGCTTCGAGGATCTCGAGGATGCCCTTAAGACAGCCCGGGGATATGTCGAAACGTCGCTCGCTCTGGGAGAAGACATCGAGCTTGTGATCGACCTGCATTTTGAACGGAAGGAGAACAAAAAAGATGGCAGTAAATAACTCATTAGCAAAGAGCCAGAGGCTCGGACTTACAGCATACCTCACACAGGATGCAGTCAAGGATCAGATCAACAGTATTGTCGGTGGCAAGGATGGCACAAAGTTCGTCACGGCAATCGTATCAGCGGTAAATGCAAACCCGGCATTACAGGAATGCACAAATCCATCGATATTATCTGCTGCCCTTCTCGGGCATTCACTCAAGTTATCACCGAGCCCTCAGCTCGGGTACTACTACCTCGTACCCTTCAATGACAAAGAAAAAGGCAAAGTGGCACAGTTTCAGCTCGGATACAAGGGATATATACAGCTTGCATTAAGATCAGGCCAGTATAAGAAACTTAATGTCCTTGCACTCAAGGAAGGCGAGCTTGAATACTTCGATCCGCTCAATGAGGATATCAAGGTAAATCTCATGGTAGATAAGTGGGATGAACGGGAAAAAGCAGCCACAATCGGATACTATGCCATGTTTGAGCTTACAAACGGATTCCGAAAGGCCATATATTGGAGCAAGGCGCAGATGGAAAATCATGCAATCACTTACAGCCCCGGATACAAAGCCAAGAAGGGATATACATTTTGGGAGAAAAATTTCGACGCGATGGCATACAAGACAATGCTAAGGCAGCTCATCAGTAAATGGGGAATTATGAGCGTAGAAATGCAGACTGCTTTCGATTCTGACATGGCGGTGATTCACGAGGATGGCACCAAAACCTATGTCGAGAACGATGACGATATCATCGATACCGAGGCAAAAGAGGTCAAGCCTGCTGCCCCGGCAAAAGAAAAGAAGCAGGCCAAACCCGCAGATGATGCGGCGGCTGCATTATTCGGGGGAGGTGAGAAATAATGGCAGGAGCCCTTAAACACAAACAGAGATCCCAGTACAGCTACCATGACCAGATGCCGTACCATCAGTTCCATGTTCATGCTGCAAGGGTACAGGAAAGGAAGGACAAGCTGTCGCTCTTGGATAGACTCAAAAAGTTTATGAACAAGAGAACGACCAACAAATAGGAGGATATAACAGGGATCTGACGAACGATGTGATAACGATCACCGAGCACGTTAAGGGCCAGATCAAGGGTCAGCTCTCCTTTGACGACCTTGGCTTTGTGATGGAAGACATAGCAGAGCCCGAGGATCCCGGGTGTGATCCTGAGACGGGTGAGATCATGGAGAATAAGCAGGAAGAAAATACCGAAAAGCCTGCGATCGTAGATTTCAGAAAGATTAAGGAGGGATAAAGATGATAAAAACAGCCATCGACAGGATATTACAGCTTGCAGATCCGCATATTGAGTACATAAACGGGAGGGCATACAGCGACAAATCCCTACAATCAATAGATGCCGAGCTGAGAGCAACAGGCATCAAAATGACATCACTCTCGAGCCTTGTCAATTATATAAATTCGGGCATGGATCGCAAAGAATGCACATACTTAGTACACGTCATATCTCCCACTGAGGTAATCCTTGCTTCCTGCCTTGACGGTGATCGGCAGCGAGAAATCTTAGCAGATATCAGGGCCGAAGTTCCTGAGTTTTCATTTAATCGTGAGATACCCCACGAGAGCTTCATCATAGGTGTGCAATCGAAATTCGTAGACGGATCAAGTGAGCACAATGACAAGGCACTCATTCTTAAGTTTGCCGGGACGGTCACAACAGGATCAGTGACCGAATACGGTGACGATGGCGTCACCCAGAAGGCCACCATTAAGAACGGGGTCGCATCCATGGCAGAGGCTATTGTACCCAGTCCTTGCAGATTGAAACCTTTTAGGACATTTATTGAGGTCGAGCAGCCTGCGAGTGACTTCATTTTCAGACTCAGCGAAAAGTCAGGCGAGATATACTGCGCTCTTTATGAAGCAGATGGCGGGGCTTGGAAAACTGAGGCTAAGAAGAATATATACAACTATCTTCACGATCAGCTTAAAGACCGGGAAGATATCCTCGTAATTGCGTAGGTAACTATTAACTTTCATGCTAATACAATTTGTATCACGACAGTTGTAAGTCATTTCAGAGCCCCTGCTGCCACCCTGCGGCAGGGGAGAAAGGAGAAAAGGATGTATAAAGTAAGGGTATTCAAGACAGATAAAGGCAGGGCCGTCTATGCGGTGACCGGGTTCGACTTTACAGGCACAGGGGGATCCATAGAAATGGCGATCGCAGAGGTTGCCCGTTATAAGAAGGAAAGCGTCAAGGCTGCGAAGGTTCGCTATAATGCCAAGCCGGGCGTGATTGCTCCTTACAAGGATGGCCTCGATGGTTTATATTTTGCCGGGGCACTCAAGCGCAAAGATGTTGAGCCCTGCATCATGGTATGGAAGGGCCAGGCACTTGCATATGACAGCATGGCGTAACTACTACAACAAAGGATATGCAAAATATAAAAACCACAAAACAGTCGTTGACGGGATCCAGTTCGACAGCCGGAAGGAAGCTCGCAGGTGGCAGGAGTTAAAACTTGCGGAGGCAGCAGGCGCAATCGGTGATTTACAGCGTCAGGTTCGTTTCGAGCTGATCCCGGTACAACGGGAGCCTGACACTCGTGGCCCAAAGGGCGGCCTTAAACAAGGCAGGGTCATTGAGCGCAAGGTCGAGTATGTTGCGGACTTCGTTTATACCGATCTGCATACTGGCAGCACAGTGGTTGAGGATACCAAAGGTATGAGAACCAAGGATTTTGTTATCAAGCGGAAGCTCATGCTCTATATGCACGGGATCCGCGTCAAGGAAATATAAGGGGGTGCAGTACATGAAATTGACAGACTTGATTTATAAGAAATTGAAGATCAGCGAACATCTGAGGGATTGTGACAATGATCTGTATCTTGCGGTATGCACAGAGCTGAATCCTTCTGCGATACATAAGCCGTTCTATGAGGTCATGTTAGATCTTAAGAGCTACGGCCTGCCCTCGATCGAGACGGTGACGAGGCTCCGCAGGAAGGTACAGGCAGAGCATCCAGAGGTCAGGGCATCCAATCAGGTGATGCAGTGGCGCGAGGATAAAGAAGAACAGGCAAGAGCAGGGATATTTGTATGAGTGAAAACAACGGCTATATAAAAATACATCGCAAGATCCTCGAGTGGGAATGGTACGACGACAACAACACATACAGGCTCTTCACTCACTGCCTTTTGCGGGCAAACTGGAAGTCTGGGTCATGGCATGGGATCAAATACAATGCCGGGGAATTTATCACAAGCCTGCCAACCTTAGCAAAAGAGACACATCTGTCAGTCAGTCAGGTGCGTGTTGCCCTTAATCACTTAAAAATGACAGGTGAAGTGACAGACCGTAGACACGGCAATGCCCGCATAATTACTGTGGTTAAGTGGTATAACTATCAGTTGGATGACAGACCTGCTGACAGACCTGTGACAGACCAATCGCAGAACGATGACAGACCTGTGACAGCAGATGAAGAAGTAAAGAATATAAGAAAGAAAGAATATATATCACACGAGGGCAACCTGTTTGGTGTATACCATAATGTCCGTCTGACTGATGACGAGATGCAGGAGCTCATAAACCAGTACCCGAACGACTACCAAGATATGATTGAGAACCTTTCGACCTATATGCGCAGTCACGGGAAAATATACGAGGATCATTTTGCAACAATGATGCGGTGGAAGCATGAAGACGAGGAAAAAGCCAAACAGAAAACAGATACCAAAACCAAGAGGCGCAATTTGATTGAGGAGATACGAAACGCATGAGCAAGGACGATGTAAAAGAGTTATTGATAACAGTGATCTGCTGCTTCCCGAGCTACAAGCCGATTGATGTGGAAGAAGTCATCGACAAGTGGTATGAGCAGCTTAAGGATATCGAATATGATGCCGCCAATGCGGAGCTGTCCCGGTACATCCAGAACAACCCGGGAGGATACGCTCCGAGCGTGAGCAACCTGATCCCTAAGAAGAGTCAGGTGTATGGCTTCACCGGGCGCACATACTCGAAAGAATTTTACGAGCAGATAGAAAAGGAGGCGGCTGAGCAATGGCAATAGCGATCGAAGGCCAGATGTCCCTTTTTGATATCGACATAGAACAGGACAGGCGGCCCTGCCGCTATAAATTCCATCGATATATCGGGCAAAGGGTAAATAGCTTACATGGGCCTGCAACAATAACAAGAATCGACCACACATATTATACAGAAATCAAGACGGACGATGGCAGGGATCTTATAGGCACGCCACATGATCTAACGCCAATGGAGGACTAAAGTTTTAGAAAGGAGCTGACTAATGTATATACATGTATGCGACATATGCAAGGAAAAATCACCCGATGCCAAAATCAAATACAAATATAAAGCCAAAAGGTTCGTTTGGTTCCCGGGTGACGATTATGAATGGGTAAGGATCGAGCTTTGCAATAAATGCCTTGAGAATATCATAGCAGCAAAGGGTAAGGCAGAAAGAGAGGATAAGGAATGAAAAAAGTAAATATATGCGGCATACCGTACACAGTAAAGGAATGCGAGGATCACTTCGATAGCGACTGTCACTGCGGCCTTATAATATACAGCGAATGCCTCATCAAAATCAATAAGAATATGCACGAGGAAATGAAAAAGGCCACCCTCTGCCATGAGATCATGCACGGGATCCTGCTCAACATTGGCAGAGAGGATCTGAGCAACGACGAGAATTTTGTCACTGTCCTTGGCAATGCAATATATGCCACTTTCGAGGTCAAGGAGGTCGAGAAATGAAGTGGTGTGAAATAATGAATATGTGGCGTTCAGACATGGATGATGAAGATATTGAGAATTGCAATTGTGATGGAGATTGTGAGTGTTGCGAATATTGTGATGATGTAAAACCACATGGAAAGTGAGGAATGAATATGAATGATACTTGCAGAGAGATAGTTACAAAAGAAAGGTTATACGAAAGATTAAATAATGCAATCAAAGAGTGTGAAGTTACAATCATGAAAGAAGAGATAAGGCTTGAAACATTAAGACAGACTAAGTGGAATCTTGATGAATATTTTGAGGATTTGACAAGGAAAACGAATATTGCAAAAAACGAGGATAAAGCATGAGCAAGATAAACATACAGGCAGTGATAGACGACCTGTACGAGATATAGAATAAGATATGGGAATTTGATATTCCCGCACCGACAGTTCCAGAGTACCGGGAACATCACGAGCAGATGAAGGAGCTCATGGCTTTTGTCGGTGACAAGATCAAGGAATGGAAGGAGGCAATCGAGTGAAAAATGACTATGTATGCACCCATTGCGGCGGTCATGTTTCGCCACACAGTATGAGATGTGAATATTGCGGGACACAATACAAGTTCAGAGATGACCAGATAATAAGAATTGAGACATTTCATAATCCTGTGGAAACATTTACCGTTGCAGAAGAAATTCCCATGGAGATGATAAATCAGCTCGGTGCTGAAAAAGCAGGTGAAATAGCAATCAAACATTTATCTCATAAATTCGCCGAATGCGTTGCTCCTATGATGAAAATTGAAACAGAACACAACCCTTATATGTGCTCACAGCGAGTAAGGGCAACAATTAAGGTCATAAGGCCTTTACAGAATGAAAGTAGGTGGTAAAAAAATGATCTGCAAAGTATGCAAGAGATATTTTAGGCCAAAGGCTGACAAGAAGTATCTGGTCACGAATGCACCAGTAGGGCTCAAGATCCTGAGCGAAGCCCCGAGGACTTTTGAGGCATTCGACTGTCCGAGATGTGGCTGTCAGAACATCGTAAACATAAGGGAGGTCGGAGTCGTAAGCCATGAACAGAAAAGAGACGACAGCCTTCCTGAGTGAGCTCCTGACGGTACGGCTCTCAGGAGTGGGCAAATATTACGCCTCTGAGGTAACCATCGACTGGGGTTCAAGAAATGAGAGGAGAATCGATTTTTTAGAGTTCGATCCCTTAAATCAGTTCAGCGTCAGCGGCCTCGAAAAGGGTGTCTTCACCTGTTACGAGGTCAAGAGCTGCAAGGAGGATGTCTTCTCAGGGAATGGGCTCAACTTCATAGGCGAGAAAAACTATATCGTAACCACAATGCAGTGTTGGAAGGACATACAGGAAAAATACAGAAACGGTGAGCTCAGGGATCACATCAAAAGCCTGTCCCCTGATAATTCGGATTACTGGGGCATTTTGGTCGCTGTTCCGAATTACCGGGACATAAAGGATGAGTTTTACGATGTCACGCCTCTGGAGGATCCTCAGCTCTGGCAATGGGAATTAAAATGTGTCATCCCCTGCCGGATGGGCCCAAGAAAAAGATCCATCACTGAATTGCTGTTTTATATGATGAGGTCAGGAAAATAAAGAGGAAGAGATAAAGGAGGAAAAGTAAAGTATGAAAAATTGCAAATATTGCAGCTTGCTCCCGAATGGGGATATCCCGGATGATACAAAAGATATTCTCGATAAGACGTTCCTTCACAGGTTTATGTCAGTGAGAATCGGAAACAGTAGCGGCGATTTCGGGATAATAATACAGGATAAGGGGACAGGTGAGCTCCTGGTCGACAAAGCTCTGGGCTTTAAATACTGTCCAAAATGTGGAAAGAGTCTAAAAGTGTGAGGTGAGAAAATGACCAAAGTTTATGGATATTCAGATGATAACTTAGTAATAGAGGGTGCGCCGTATCCGGCTGACGAGATAGGTTGTTTTGACTGCGAGGTAAAGGTGCGGTTTTCAGATGGAACACTAATCAAGGCGCAGTATGGAAAAGATAACAAGGGGATATGGGGAATTGAGGTAATTGAAAAAGGAACGGCAGCACAAAAACTCATCGAGTGTTTTGATGAAGATGCAGAGCTTTATAGTGATGTGTTTGAGATTGATGCTGATTATGTATCACATAGTCGCCACTATATAAACGGGTAATTATAAGATGAGGCCAAGAAAATAAGGAGGGGTCTTATGAGCGAGGAATTATACACCCTCTATCAAGAGGACATGGACTTCAAAGGGTATGTTGACAGATGGGCCAAGAATCACGACCTAAGCATTTTCGAGGTTTTCAGATTCAAAATACTCAAAGAGTACGCTAAGTGGCTCAAGGAAAATAAAAGCGACAAGGTCAGTGAGCCTGCTGCCCCGGTGAGCTGCGATATTGCAGAGAGAAAATAAAATATGCACGATTTCATAGAGAGGAGTTATATACCAATGAGCAAAATACTTATAGGCACACCATTCAAGGATGTTGCAACAGACAACTATATCAAGAGCCTTGCCGATCTTATCATCTATACACAGGCAGCAGGCCATGAGGTTGCTTATGTGAATGAACACGGCGGCCTCTTCGATGCAAGAGATCGCATATGCAATAAAACCATGCGGGATAAGTTCGATTATATGTTGCAGATCGACAGCGACATGACCTTCCCTCCTGATGCTCTTTGCAAACTCATTGACCGGGACAAGGATGTCATCACAGGCGTATATGTAGGCAAGGAAGAGAATCATAAGCCGGTATTATTCACAGAGCTACACAAAGATGACGAGAATTGCGGGCCTTATGGATTAAAACATGGCCTCGGTGAGCTCATGGAGGAGGATATCTTTGCAGTCGCCGGATGCGGCGCAGGCTTCCTTCTGGTGAAGGAACACGTTATCCGCATCATGCGTATACACCTGCACGAATGGTTTAAGCCATATGCAGGACTCGGCGAGGATGTATCCTTCTGCCAGAGATGCACAGAGCTCGGCATTAAGATATATGCAGACAAATCCATACCAATGGGACACACCAAGTACACGGAGTATACGCTTGAGGACTGGACAGGGGTCGAAGACGATAAGGAGGTTTGAGGGCAAGAATGACAATAAGGGATGTCAAGCAGTACCTAAAAGAGATTAAGTACAAGCAACAGTATCTGCAAAGACTAAGGCAAAGAAGGAAGGCGATACACCTTGATGTATCATTCGGTGCAATCGACTACTCTGCCGACAGGGTTCAGAGCACGCCCAAGAATAAACTTGAGGAGGCAATGTTAAAGTTATCCGATAGATTGGAGCGCATCGACAATGATATTGCTGCCGTCACCATCGAGATCGATGACAGAATAAGCAACATCGAGAAGCTCCCGAATGAGGCAGACAGGAACATACTGTTCAAGCGGTATGTAGAGAACAAAACCTTCGAGCAGATCAGTGTTGAGATGGGATACACATACAACTACACCTGCAACCTGCACGGGGAAGCTCTGAGTAATTTTGCAGAAGTTCTTAACTTTTCTTAACTTTTCTTAAGATTTTAAATTTTAACCATGATATTATGATAGCGAGAAGTGTTACAATCCATTGTGCGAATAAAGGATCGAGCTCATTACGGGCCCGGTCTTTTATTATACTTCTGCCGGGCTCCTCATTGCAGGAGCCTTGCAGAAATAGAGGTGATTTTTTATGCCCCCCTCCCCCAAAAAGACACGGTCAAAGAGGCCCGATCATGACGGCCCCCACCGTAAACAATACGAGATAAACAAGCAAAAAATTTTAGCCACCCAGTCTATATGCGGGATCTGTGGCAAGCCCGTGGATATGCAGCTCAAGTATCCACATCCACTCTCCCCTTGCGTGGATCATATAATTCCAATAGCAAAAGGTGGTCATCCTTCTGATATTAGTAACTTGCAGCTTGCTCATTGGCAATGTAACAGAGCAAAATCAGACAAAATTGCAGGAACAGAGAAAGACTTCAAGGATAAGCGGGATCGAGCCAAGGTGATCGGAAACCGCAATCTTCCGTTGTCAGCAGACTGGTTGAATTGTTGAGCGATTAAGCGAAGATAGGGGGCGGGTACCCCGCACTCCCCCGGGCTTCGCCC